GCCAGGTGATCTGGTCGAGCACGCAGCCGGAATACATCGCATAGCGCGGCACCTCGGGCATCCCGGTCTCGATCGACATCGAGGGCAACGTCCAGGACCCCGACTGGAACTCGTGGGTGTACGGCGCCTCCGCGCCCGTGGTCGTGGGCGCGCCGAACGCCGCCTTCAGCCAGAACCCGAAGGCCTCGGCGTCGAGCGGCACGACGATATCGCCGTCAGCCGTCACCGCGTCCTTGATCGGCGCCAGCGGGTCGCGGCCATAGCCGAGAAGTTCCGAGTTCAGAAGCGGCTGCTCCGCCCCCAGCGACGTGCTGGCGAAGGGCATGCGGGTGAAGCCGCTCACGGGCGGCGTTCCATAGGTCGTCTCGAACGCAAGCGCCATCAGCGCCCGCGCCCCCTGAGCTCGTGACATGGTGGTCTCCTGTGGTCGGTGGGGTCAGGCCAGAGCGTCGGCCGTGGAATAGTGCAGCACCACCGGGATCACGGCGGCCTTCAGGCTGGCCGCGCCCTCGACCGGCAGATCGACCGGGCGCGGCGCTTCCGCCTCGACCCAGTCGCAGAGCCCGCCCAGCGTGCGGTCTGCGGCGAGCGCCGCGCCGATGCTTGCGACGAGCGTGTCGAAGGCGGAGTCTCGGTCCGCGCCCTGCACGACCGCCTCGATCTCGGCGCGGTGCTGGTAGTGATAGCGCAGAGGCGAGAGCGTGACCTCCGGTTCTCCGGGCTCGCCATCGCGCAGGATCAGCAAGCCTTCGGTCGGCACGCGCTCGGGCAGAACCTCACCGCGCAGGGTCGTGGCGGACAGCGCCGAGAGCCGCGCGTGCAGCGCGGTGAGGATCGTTTCGCGAGGGGTGGGCATGACCAATTTCTCGATGCAGCGATTTCGGCGCCATCTCCGTACAAAGGGGTGCAAGCGATGGCACAGGCGCAGGATTATGGACTTTCGACGGGTTCGGGAAAATCCGTGGCGGAGCATCGGATGCCGTCAGTACGCGTATAGAGCATGCTCCCCTCCACATCCGCGAGGATGTCGCCATCCACCTCGAACTCGGGGAACTGACGCATGAACGGCGTTGCGCCGCAGCCCGGCACGGCGCATTCAGGCCGCGACTTCGGGCAACGATTGAAGTGACAGAGCCGGCCGAGATAGGCGTCGCTGCCCGGCTCGAACAGGAACACGTCGACCTGATGGTCTGCCACGCCGAAATCCTGTTGACGTTCGTGCTCGGCCCTCAGCGCCGCCGCCTTCGCGCGCCTCAACTCGCCGAGGACGGTCAGGTCGTCGAGCCACAGAGCGAGGTCGAGATCCTTGCACTCGTGCCAGAGCGGAACGCCGCGGCGACGATACGGGGCGAAACGCGGCACCTCCTTCCACAGGGGCTTGGCAACCGATCCGATGACCGCGATCACCACAACCTGCGGGAAGCTGGACCAGGCATCCGTGATCGCGTCCGCCGCACGCCGGAAGTGCCGTTGCGTCCGCAACAGATGGGCGTTGTCCTGTTTCAGTCGGTCGGTTGATGGCATTGCGTAGCTCGGCATGGTTCGGCGCCCAGTCTGACTCTGTCCGGGTGCTGGCGCCAGCGGGTTTGCTTTCAAGATTTCATCGAAAGCGCCCGTCCACCCAACTTGCCACGATCAGCCCCGGCACGCTGTCCAATGCCCGGTCCGCGTCCCGCGCCAAGTCCAGCCGCTTCGGCAGTTTCACCTGCGGCACCAGCAGGAAGATCGGCGCGGTGACCTTTCCGCGCCCGGTCTTCGAGCGCGACTCGACCGCCTGGCCCTTCGTGTTCAGCCGCCCCTCCGCCACCAGCAGGCTCGGACCGGTGCGCCGATAGACAAAGTGGAGGCGCAGCCCTCGTCGCCGTTCCCATTCGCCGGGCGTGATCCGGCCGCCACGCAGGGACTTGCCGGCAGCAGGCAGCGGGATCGCCAGCCAGAACCCGTTTTTCGAGCGGATCAGCGGCCCAGTGTCATGCGCGCCCACGATGACCGGGGCCTTCGACCAGACGAGCGCTGCGGCGTCCAAGCTCTCGCCCGACCTCGGGAAGTTCTGGCTCCGGATCGAATTGGCGAGCCGTGGGCCGAGCCCCGCGCCGGTGATCTGCAGCCTCCACGCGGTCTTCAGCCCGGTCCCGGCCTCGCGCATGGCAGCGGTGACGGCGCGTTCGCCCGCCGCGACCTCGGCCGCCATCATCGCGACGATGTCGGGATCGATGTCGAGCTTCAGTTTCACGCGGGCCTCAGATCGACGGTCCAGACCAACCGTTCGCGGTCGCGGACGGGCTCGCCCTGAATGAGGAAGGCCTCGCCATCGATCTCGATGCGGTCGCCAGAGCGCGGGTTCGCCACCTCGGCCACGCGCAGGTCGATCCGCGTGGTCTCGGACCAGAGCCGCGCATCGCCGAAATCGGTGATCGCATCGGACCGCCGGGCGACGGCGCGCACCAGCACCGGCGCGCCGCCGTCGGCGATGTAGACCGCGTCCCGGCCGATGTTCGGATCGGCAAAGAGCGCACCCACGGCGGCGGCGAAGGCGCTCATCAGAACGTCGCGTTCAGGCGCACCCGGCCAAGGGTGTCGCCCGCGCCGCTCGCCACCGCCTCGACGGCCACGCCGATCAGCGTATTGTCGGTGGCGACCGTGGTGCAGCGCTTGTTGGTGTCGTCCCAATAGACCTTGGCGCCGACGGTCCAGGCCTGCGACCCGACCTTGGTGATGTCGAAGACGCCGACGAGTGCGGCCTCGACGGGCTCGGCGATGGCGGCGGCGCCCGCGGCGATGCCGAAGATCGAGCCGACGAGCAGGCCGTCGCCGGAGGCGACAGCATAGGGCGCGGTCAGGGTGATGGTGTTGCCGGGCTGGACGAAGTTTTTCATGGGGAGGATCCTCTCTTGAACTTGCTGTTGGTGCGATTTTTTCCTACCTTGGTGGCAGGAGGGTCCGACATGGCCGGAAAAATAAGTATTTCCATCACCGACGAGCATGCAGCCCTGCTGCAGGACGCCGTATCCAGCGGTGACTACGCCTCGACGAGCGAGGTGATCCGCGAGGCACTGCGCGAATGGCGGGCCCGGCGGACGCTGGGTCAGTTGTGGGACGAGGGGCTGGCGAGCGGTCCCTGCGAGCCCGGCACCACCATGGCCGATATCAAGCGCGAGGCGCGGAGCCGCCAGGCCCTCTCCTGATCCTCATGACGCGGGTGCATTTCACGCGGGCCGCCCGCGAGGACCTGATCGCGATCTGGACGCATATCGCCGAAGACAACCCGCAAGCCGCCGACCGTGTGCTCGACCGGCTGGAAGAGGCCGCCAACCGTCTGGCGGACAATCCGCAGATGGGTCCGGCGCGGGACGATATCCGCCCCGGACTGCGCTATCTGGTCAGCGGCTCCTACCTGCTCCTTTACCGGATCACGACTGGTGGCATCGAGATCGTCCGCGCCGTGCATGGGCGGCGCGATCTCAACGGCATGTTCTGACCTTATGCCCCGGGATTCTTGTAGAGGCCGCGCCAGTCGATGGCCTTGGCGCCGAAATCGAGGCGGCACTTGATCTCGACGCCGTCGACATCGAAGCCGTTGCGCGTCTCGATGTAGGCGCCCTGCTGGCCCTCGAGATAGGCGTACTCGATGGTGTCGATCTGGTTCGGGCTCGCGGCCAGATACCAGGCGGTCTCGCTGGCGGCGTCGAGCCGGGGCTCGCTGATCGGCGCGAGCGTGCGGATCGACTGCGGCACCACGCTGGCAGTTGCGGCGGGCACGAGGTTCTGGGCGACCAGCTGCTCGGCCTTCAGTTCCAGCGAGGCGGGCACGATCAGGAAAGCGGGGCGGACGTTGAGCACCGTCTTCTTGTCGAGACCCGTCTGCTTGGCCATGGCCGCGCGGGCCGCACCGACTGCCTCGACTGCCAACGCCGCGCCGGTGCCCGCGAGGTTCTTGTGCGTGGTGTGGAAGAGCGCGTTGCCGTCGGCCATCGCCGGGTTGGCGGTGATGATCCCCCAGACCACGTCCGACTCCAGCTGGGCGATGGAGTTGCCGTACATCGCCGGGATCCGGGTGAAGGCGTCGAGATCGTCGTTGATCAGCGTCTGGCGGGTGAT